TCGAGCTTACGCTCACCGCAACGGAAACCGGCGAAGACACCGCCGCCATTGAGCTCGATACGTCAGTCGAGCTTACGCTCACCGCAACGGAAACCGGCGAAGACACCGCCGCCATTGAGCTCGATACGTCAGTCGAGCTTACGCTCACCGCAACGGAAACCGGCGAAGACACCGCCGCCATTGAGCTCGATACTGCACTTGCGACGGCCTTCATAGAAATGGCCGTCACCGAAACCGGGTCCGATACCGGTCAAGCGGTGTTGGGGGCATTTATCGGCCTGGCTCTGGACATCGAGGAAACGGGTTTCGACACGGCTGATCTCTTGTTGGGTGCCAACATTGAGCTAACCCTACTTTCGAACGAGACCGGTTCGGATACAGCTAGTATACAGCTAATAGCTTTTAACGGCCTTTCGCTTCTCGTTCAAGAGATCGGTAGTGACTCTGCAGTAATCGTGATCGATAGGCTAAGGGTGCTCTACCAACTAATTGGGCACCCGCTTGTTCCACCGGCTATTCAACCCCCGCTACGCCCACGCCCCGTTGTGGGCAATAATTCGCGGCCTACCCTCGAGTTTAGTTCAACTCGGCTCAGGCCCCAATTGATGCCACCTCTTCGAGTTGCTATCCTTATTGACAACGCCCGAGTTCGACCTGACATTATGGGCAACCTCACCAGAAACACCAGCGACCAGGAGAAGACAATGGACGCTCAGGACATCATCAGCTACTACAAGGGTGAACCGGTCTCCTTTTACCTGCTCGCCAAATCTCCGGAGGGTGACACGCCCATTCCGACCCCCACGCTTCAAACCATCACCCTCACCATCGCAAGTTCTGAGGGCGGCACCCCGCTTTTGACCTTCAATAATCGCTTTACCCTGATCGACGAGGCTACCGCCCGATACCTGATTTCGGTGAGCGCTGCCGATCTCACTACGTTGAAGGAGAAAAAGACCTACTTTTACAACGTGTGGTCCAAGTTGAACTCCGCCGATCCCCACCTTCAGGCAAGAGGCCAGCTTATCCTTCAACCCTCCATCGAGGCTGCTCCATGAACGCCGCGAAAGCCTCCAAGCTCGTTGCCAGGTTTCAACGCGATCTGCGCTTGGCCTGGCTTCGGGCTATTCGTCTGACACGGTCCGACTTCACAATGGCCGAGGTGGCTGCTGAGCAATTCGCTACGTCGGTGCTTCGTCGAGCTGTGGAAACTGGTTATGCTGAGTCGACCGCGCTAAGAACCAACGTGTTTGACCCATCCCTGTCTTCAGCAAACGGCCTTCGCCTACTCAAGCAATCCCTGATGACCCGCTATATGAGGGACGTTCGGTCAGCGGCTACCGCTGGTCTTACCGCCCGTCAGGTCGAGGAGCTTAATACCTACCGTCGCGTTCTTCAGGGTTCAGTTGACGAAGCCATCGACAGGGGTCAACGGCCGATGAAACCCGCGGACATTGATCGCCAGGTGGCTCAGCTGGAAAATCGTCTGGTGGAGCTTCGTGCCCAACACATCGCTCGAGATCAGGCCACCATAGCCTACAACCTTGGCGTGTCCATTGCTCACCGGCAGGCCGATGATCTCGGGCTTATGTCCACACACCGTCGTCGGTGGCTTACATCTGGCGATGAGCGAGTTCGCACTTCCCACTCCGCAATGAACGGTCAAGTTCGAGCTGTGGGTGAACCCTTTATTTCCGGCAACGGCTATGCGCTGATGTACCCCCACGACCCGAATGCTCCGGCTGGCGAAACCGCCAACTGCCGATGCATGGTCATAACCGAGAGAGTGAAGCCATGACCAAAGAACTCAACACCCTTTACGCTTACCGCTCAGTTGAGTGGGAGTCGGCCGAGGGTCTTATGAAATGGGCTCACAGCCAGGGTATTGTAACGCTGCTACCTCGCTATGACTTCCACGTGACCGTCATCTACTCCAAGTCGCCTTTTCTTTGGGACCATGAAATGAGAAATGCGGAGACGCTTCTCATCAAGGGCGGCAAGCGTTCTGTGGAGGTTTTCGGCGATGACGCCCTGGTTCTTCGGATCGAGTCGCCGGAACTCGAGGCGCGCCACAAAGAGCTAATTGCCATGGGCGCGGTGTCAGACTACCCGGAATACAAGCCCCATATCACCCTAACCTACCAGGCAAAGGGGATTGACGTTAGCCAGATAGTGCCATATACTGGCGACATTCAGCTGGGTTGTGAATGGCTGCAACCTATCGGCAACAACCCCTACGGAAAGTCCGACTCGATGACCAACCACTCCAACCAAGACCGTGGCTTCCAGTCGTATGGTAAAGCTCAAGTGGTCAAGGTGAGCCCGAGACTGGGCCTGGTTTTCGGCTATGCCATCGTGTCCAAGGTTCAGGGTGAAGATTACTACGATCATCACGGCGACCACATTCCGGAAGATGCAATGCTCAAGGCTGCTGTGAACTTCATGGCGTCGGAGCGTATGGCTTGCGACATGCATGAGCGAGACGAGAACGGCGAGGTGGTCAAGGCGGGCCAGATTTTGTTCGCCTACCCGATGACGCAAGAAATTGCAGACAGCCTGGATATCGTGGTCAAGCAGACGGGCTTGCTTGTGGCGATGAAGCCGTCACCCGAGGTGCTGAAGAAATTCGAGAGCGGCGAGTATACCGGTTTTTCCATCGGCGGTCGTCGCATTGTGGATCAGGAGGTGATCTGATGGCTCCGCGCCGTATCATGAAGGAGTTTTCCATCTTCGAAATTTCGGGGGTGGATCAACCTGCACAGGCACCCGCGCTCATGACTCTCATGAAGTCGCGGACGCCAGTCAAGAAGGTGGCCGGGGACGATCCCGGCGGTGGTCAAGCAAAGGAGGACGCGATGTCCAAGACCCCGGAAGAGCTGAAGGCCGAGCTCACGAAAGCGGCTGAAGACAAAGCGAAGCTTGAAGCCTCGCTGGCCAAGGCGGAAGCCCTCGCCAAGATGACCGACGCCGAGAAGGCTGCCATGGATGACATGGATGAGGCCGAGAAGGCCAAGTTCATGGCCGCCAAGCCGGAAGATCGCGAGAAGGAAGTCGCCAAGCGGCGCGAAGCGAACCCCATCGTTTACAAGTGCCGTGCCACGGGCGCCGAATTTCGCAAGTCCGACGACCCCCGTCTGATCGACCTGGCGAAACGGGCGGATGCGGATGCCGACGAGCTGACCAAGATGCGGAACGAAGCGCTGGATGAGGCCTTCACCAAGCGCGCGTCGACCGAGCTGGCCAAGTTCCCGGGCGATCTGACCGCCAAGGCTGCGCTGCTCAAGGCCGTGGCCGGCATCAAAGACGACGAAGTTCGCAAGAACGTCAGCGAACTTCTGAAGGGCGTCAGCGGCAAGCTGTCGGTCATGCTGAAGGAAGTCGGCACCTCCCGCGACGACACCTCGGGCGATGACACCGACGGCGACGTGAAGAAGGCGGCCGAGACCGGGCTCGACAAGCTGGCCAAGGATTACATGGCCAAGCATGCCGGCGTTTCCTTCCAGAAGGCCTACGACGCCGTGCTCGCCACGCCCGAAGGCCAGAAGCTCTACGCCCAGTCGGCGGCGTAATCTATCGGGTTAGCCGGGCGACCGGCTGCCCTTCACCCCCGCCATAAGGAGAGAACCAATGGCACTTCAAGAAGCCGTCAAGTCCATCACGCTGCCTGCGGCGGGGGACTTGTCCACGAAGCAGTTCCGTTTGATGGGCGTCAACTCGTCCGGTCAGGCCGACACCATCGCCGCTGCCAACGCCAAGGCCATCGGCGTTCTTCAGAACAAGCCCAACGCTGCCGGCCGCGAAGCCGAGGTTGCTATCTCGGGCCGTCTGAAGATCGTCGCTGGTACCGGTGGTGTTGCCGCTGGCGCGGAAGTCGAGGCGGACGCCAATGGCGCTGTCGTCACCGCTGCGGGCGCCGGCTCGCACATTGTCGGGATCGTCCTGGTGGCCGCGGCCGCAGGTGGTCTCGCCGAGGTGCTGTTCGGCTACCGCGGCATCGTGTAACGCTGGGCACTCACCAGCACCACCGCTGAGTTCACAAGGAGAACATCATGTCTCAGCCAACCAAGGGTGATGTCCACGTCAACCGCCCGTTGACCAACATCTCCATCGCCTACTTCCAGGACGCCTCGTCCTTCATCGCCGACAAGGTTTTCCCCAGCATTCCTGTGGAAAAGCAGTCGGACGCCTACTGGGTGATCCCGCGCGACTCGTTCAACCGCGACGAGATGCGTATCCGGGCCCCCGGCACCGAGTCCGCGGGCGGCGGCTACGAGGTGGACCCGAACAACACCTACTACGCCCACGTTCGGGCCTACCACCACGACATCCCGGACCAGGTTCGTGCCAACACGGACTCGCCGCTGTCGTCGGATCGTGAGGCGACGGTTCTCTGCACCCACAAGGCGCTGATCAACCGCGAGAAGAACTTCGTCAACGCCTACTTCAAGACGGGCGTCTGGGGAACGGACATCACCGGCGTTGCTGCGGGCCCGACCGGCGCTCAGGTTCTTCGGTGGAACGACGCCGCTTCGACGCCCATTGAGGACATTCGCCTCTACAAGCGGACGATCCAGGAAAAGACCGGCTTCGCTCCGAACACCCTGGTGCTGGGTCAGGACGTGCTCGACACGCTCTATGATCACCCGGACATCATCGACCGACTGAAGTACGGCCAGACCAACGGCGGCCCGGCAAACGCGACCGTCTCGGACCTTCAGGCGTTGTTCAAGATCGACCGCATCCTTGTGGGTTCGGCCATCCACAACACCGCCGCCGAGAAGATCGCCGAGAGCTCGAACTTCCTGTTCAAGCGGGGCGCGCTGCTCTGCTATTCGGCACCCACGCCGGGCATCATGACGCCCTCCGCCGGCTACACGTTCAGCTGGACGGGCTTCCTCGCCGCGGGCTCGAATGGCACCCGGATCAAGAAGTTCCGCATGGAGCATCTCGAGTCCGACCGTGTCGAAATCCAGTCGGCCTACGACCAGAAGGTCGTCGCGTCCGATCTGGGTCTCTTCTTCGATACCGTCATCTAACCGGAGGGCTGTGTCATGGCGAAAACCCAGAGACAGCCCTTCACGCCTCGCGGCCCCTTCATCGTGGCCCGTCTTTTCCGGTGGGGAGGGCGGGACTTCACACCCGGCGAAGACTTCAACGCGACGCGGATGGCTGTCAATCAGCGGCGACTCAAGCTGCTCTATGATGCCAAGAGCATCGACGTGAAAACCGACTATCTGCCCGAACCCGACCAGGCGGAGGTCACTGACGACAAGAAGACCGATGTGGGGGGTACTCCCGAAGTCAACGACGACCTGGTCGCTGGCGAAGGCGAGTTCATCTTTGACACGGCGCTTCATGCCGTCGAGAAGTACGAGGATGAGGACTGGATTGCCGATGAGGCCGAGTTCCTGGTCCAGATCAGCCCCAACGCGGCGGCTCGCCTGAAGGAAATGACCGAGGGCAAGGCCATCGTGACGGCGTTGGAAATCCTCGCCTGGCCGGAAACGTCTGAAAATGATCCGCCGCCCGTCGAAGAGAAGAAGGCCGACAAGAAGAAGGGTAAGGCCTGATGGGAAACGCCATCTTTGTCATTCGGGAATTGGAGAAGTTCACCAGCCGGCAGGTCATCTCGGTGACTCGCCGGTTGACCCTTAATCTTCGGGCCGCTACTCCGAAGAAGTCGGGCTTCGCCGCTTCCAATTGGATACCCTCCCTGGGTGCCAATAATGGCATTGCTGGCTCCAAGCGTATGGTGACCTTCGCTGCTCAAAATGCGGGACTTGCAGAAATCCGGTCCTACCGGATCACCCGCACCGAAGCACCGAGGGTCACCAACAGCGTCCCCTACATTGATCTGCTGAACAGCGGAAGCTCGCTACAGGCGCCCGCTGGCTTTGTGGAAGCGGCTATCGCCGATGCGATTGCCTCCGTTGCGGGGGTAAAAGGCCGATGACTCCCAATCAATTTCGTGACCTGGTCTACAAGACCTTCATGGCCCACTGGAATGCGGGGCCAATCTCGATTTACACCTTTGACAATGAAAAATTCGCGCCGCCCGATCAGCCCGCTAACACCGCTGCGCCCCTGAAGAACCAGCGTTGGGTTAGACTGGTGGTTCGTCACGGCGAAACTCGCCAGAAAACCCTGGGCCCTGTGGGTCATCGTCGGTTTGAGCATAGCGCTCGGGTGATACTGCAAATCTTCACTTCGCCCAATTCTGGAACCAAAGACGCCGACGAGCTTAACCAAGCCTTTCAGGAATGTTTTGACACCGACCTGGCCCGGGGAGATGTCTTTGGGGGCACGTCCTCCTATCGTGAGCGGGGCACCGCGGATGGCTGGTATATGGCTGAAGCCACCGTCAACTACACATACGATGAGATCCGCTAAAAGGAGTTAAACCATGGGTCAGACCAAGACAAACAACTTCGCACTCGCCTACGCCATCGAAAGTGCGGTGCCAGGCGTTCTCCCGGGTTCCCCGCTGTGGAAGCAGCTCGAGCCCAACAATATCCCGGCCTACGGCTCGACCAACACCACGAGCTCTCGCGCGCCGATCTCCAAACGTCGGCAACGCCGCAAGGGAAAGCTCGTCGACCAGTCGGCGTCGGTGGAGCTCGAGATGGACATGTGCCTCGACCCGCTCGAAGACTTCGCCATGGGCTTCCTTGTAGCCAACTGGCAAGGTTCGGCGCCTCAGGCAGTGACCGCCTGCGATACCAACAGCTTCACCACTCTGGACAACAACATCTCCTATGCGGTGGGCACGTTGGTTCACGTTCGTGGCATGAGGTCCCCGCAAAACAACGGCTTGAAGGTTGTGACGGGCACTCCCACCGACACCGACGTCCCCGTAGTGGGCACCCTTGTGGCTGAAGTGACCGCACCCACCAACGCGGTGATCGAGCGCGCCGGCATTCGGTGTGCGGCCGGAGACCTGGGGGTCAACGCCGATGGCAACCTGATCAGCACGACCCTGGATTTCACCACTCTCGGCCTGATCCCGGGGCAGACCATTTGGGTTGGTGGTGAAGCGGCGGCCAACCAGTTCTTCAGCCAGGCCAATGCAGATACCAACTACGGCTATGCTCGGGTGACCGCCATCGCGGCCAATCTGCTGACGCTCGACCAGACTGCTTCGACCTTTGTGGTGGATGATGGCACCAGCACCGGGTCGGGTGGCACTGCTCGTTCCATCGACCTCTTCTTCGGCCGCTTCCTGAGAAACGTGGACGTGGACGACCCCAACTACCGGGAAACGACCTTCCACTTCGAGGGCGCCTTTGCCAATCTCGAGACCGGCGGCGCAACTGGCTACGAGTACGCCATCGGCCAGTACCCCAACGAGGCCACGTTCACCATTCCGGAAACGGAGGAGTGCACGATGAACTTTGCCTTTGTGGGTATTGATACGCAGAAGATCACCACCACCCGGAAGGCCGGTGCATCCACAGCGCTGGCACCCGTGCGCACCGACAGCTTCAGCTCGTCCAGCGACTTGGCCCGGTTGCGCTTGGCGAATGTGGATGGTGAAGGTTTGACCACCTGCTTCAAGTCGATGACCGTGACTCTTCAGAACAACGTGGAACCCGAAAAGTGCTTGGGTGTTCTGGGCTCGCCGTTCATCAACTTCGGCAACTTCTTCGTCAACATCGAGGCCACGGTCATGTTCACCAACAAGAACGTGATCGATGCCATCAAAGACAATGAGACCTGCTCGCTTCAGTTCGCGTTGGACAACGACGACGGCGCCATCTTCATCGACTTGCCGGCGTTGACCCTGGGCGGAGGCGGACGTGAATTCCCGGCCAACAAGTCCATCACCGCTTCTCTGACGGGAGAGACATTCGGCGACTCTGTCTTCGGCGCTTCGTTGATGATGTCGCTCTTTCCCTTCGTCCCGACCATCTGAGATAGCCTGCGCAGGCTAGGGGCGGCGTCGTTGTCGGGTTCGGCGTCGCCCCACCATTAACCCGAAAACCCGTAGGAGAAAACCATGATTGACTTCAGCAACCTACAAGCCTTCGACGTGAAGCCCGATACTTCCGTCCGGTATGACATCACCGACATCCGCATGGGCGACAACAAGATCCCCTACCTGATGGTACGGCCGGCCACCGAGGCCAACAAGCCCTTCGCCCGTGCTCAGCTGCTCGGCTCCAATAAGCGGGTTCGTGCTAACGCCGGCCGCGGGGTGTCCCTTGAAACCATCCAGGACACCCGCGACGACGACCGCCGGCTCTACCCGCGCTTCGTTGTGGAAAGCTGGGGCAACGTCTACGATACCGCGGGCCATGAGGTCCCCTTCTCCATGAAGTCGTGTGAGGAATTTATGGCCGCGCTGCCGAACCACGTCTTCGACAATGTGCGGGCCTTCTGCTCCAATCCGCTGAACTTTGCCGACATCCACAGTGAGGATGACGACGAAGCGGTGGGAAACTAATCGTCGAGAGGTTCCAATGGGAGCTTCGATACTCGGAGGAAGCCTACGCCGTCAAGGCAAAGCTAGCCCGTGGCGTCGAAGCTCCCGAATGGTATCTCTCTAAACCCGAGCTATACCCCGGCCAGGAGTTTTATCTAACCGCCTTTGATAAGCTCACCACCTGTCGGCCTATCGGCCAAGGCGCTATTGGTAGAATACCCTGGACGGCCACCTATCAGTACGGTCAAAGTCGTAGTATGACCGATGACGAGTTCACTACCTTTCAATACCTGATCGAGCGGATGGATACGGTCTACATCGATTGGGTTCAGAAGAAAGCAGACGAGGGAAAGACCGATGGCTGACTTTGACATCAACCTACAGTTTAAGGACGGTCAGGCCATCGGTCAAATCCGCCAGGTTCGAGATGAACTTGACAAGACCGAAAAGAAAGCAATGGGAGTCCGGACGGTGCTGTCCGGGCTCTTTGCTGGTTTTGGTGCAGCCGCGGCAGTTCGAGAACTGCTCGACCTCAGCAATGCCTCCACCACCATCGACAACCGGTTGAAGCTGGTCACCAACAGCTCTGAGGAGCTGGAAAAGTCCTTCGACCGCATCCGTGAGATTTCAACGCGAACCCGCTCCCCGCTGGAAGAGAATGTGGCCCTCTTCCAAAAGGTAGCTCAATCACAGAAAGAATTGGGGGCTTCAAATGAGCAACTCTACCAATTCGTCGAAGCAGTTGGAACCGCGCTTGCCATTCAGGGTGGAGCTGCAAATACTGCTCGCGGCGCTCTTATTCAACTTTCTCAAGCAATCGGAGGCACCATTGTTCGTGCCGAAGAATTCAACTCCATCCTCGAAGGTGCCCTCCCCCTTGCACAAGCCGCCGCCCGCGGCATCGAAGAGGCGGGTGGGTCGGTCGCGCGACTGAGAACTATCGTTCTCGAGGGCCGTCTCACCTCGAAGGAATTCTTTGACGCCATTATCTCGCAGCAGGAAGAACTGGCGGCGCTCTTCGAAAAAACCAACCCCACGATCTCCCAGTCCTTCACTGTTCTGAGAAATGAGGCCATCACCGCATTCCGTGAGTTCGATAAAGCCACAGGCCTGTCTCAGGGCCTTGCTCAGATCATGTTGCTGCTGGGGGAAAACATCGGCTCGGTTGTTGCTGTACTGGGTATACTTGCTGGCGCCTTTGTAGCAGTAAAGCTAGCGGTCTTTGCTGCTGCTGTTTATTCCACTATCTCTTCGATGGTGGCGCTTAACCTTGCCCTGGGTGCTACCTCAACTGCTGCAGCGCTAGCGGGCGCAGCGATCAAGGGCCTCCAACTGCTATTTATCACGAACCCCATCGGGCTGGCTGTAACTGCTCTTACTGTGGGTATTGCCGCCTTGGTGTTTAGCCTGGAAGACTTTAAGGTGGCCACCTATAATGCTCAGGAAGGTACTCAGGCGCTTAATGACGCGCTACTTGTTTTCCGAGAGGAGGGTACTCGAGCAACTGCGGACACGGCACTCGGAATTGCTGAAGCTAATAGGGAGATGGCAGCGAGCGCCGTCGAAGCCGCGGAAGGTCAGCTCAAACTCATCGAAGCTCAGAGGGAGGTACTGTCATTCCAGGAGGACTTTGACTTTACTGGAACTGGGGGGGACCAACCCACCATTTATGACCTTCTCATTGAGGATCAACAGGCCTACATAGCAGCTACCATCGAGGCTTCGCAAATCACCATCGCTGAAAACAAGAGAGTCTTCGACGCCATTGTGGCCAACGCCGAGGCCAGGGAGCGTGAGTTGCAGATCATGCGTCAGTATGGTCCCGAGGCCCAGAAACAGCTTGAGTTCTACGCCAAGATGCGTCAAGAAAGCGATGCAGCGCTTCAAACCGGTCAGGAGATGTTGGCCAAGTATCAGCAACAAGCTGAACTTCAGCGGGTGATCGCTAAGTATGGAAGTGACAGCTATCAGGCACAGCAGCTGAGAAATCGAGCTGAGCTTCAATCATTGGCGACCCAGCTTCGGACGCTTGATGTCTCGGAGTCGCTGAAAAACGAAATCCTTGCAGCCGCCCGTGCTGGTCAAGCCCTGGGCACCATGAACGTTGGGGCTGGGATCAGCATTGCCAAATCCATCGCCGACCAGCTGACCAGCTCGCTGAGCGGAGCGCTATCAGTTGCTCAACGTATCGCCAACATGATCCCAGCTCTTCAGGGGCTGTCCAACCTCATGAGCTCCCTCGGCGGGGCGGCCTCCAATCTGTTTGGCAAAGCGAAAGACGCCATCAGCGGCATTAAGCTTCCCGAGATACCCGACGTGGGTGCAGGTGCTGAAGGGGGCGGTGGAGGCGGCGGAGGCACCTCATTCGCCGACGCTTACGGTGAGATGGAAAAGCAGATCGAGGCGCTTAGTCGGCTTGGCAAGGAACAGGACATCTACAACAAGCAGCAGGAAATCGCCAATCAGATCGGGCGTGAACTCACGGCCACCGAGGCTGAGGCTGTGAAACAGGCCTACCTGAAAATCGAGGTGTTGCAAAAGGCGTCCGACATCTACGACAGCTTGAATGGCGCATCAGAGGACTACATCACCACGCAGGCTGCCCTCAATGAACTAGTGGCCCAGGGCGTTATCAATCAGACTCAGTATGCTGAGGCTCTTGCGAATACTAAGTTAGTCCAGGACTTGATGAGCGTGGATCAGTCGCTGGGCGGTAAGTTCGATTATCAAGTCCAGCTTCAGGAGGTGAGGGACTACACGGCTGAGCGCACCAACATCCTGAACGCCGCTCGGGAAGTTGACTTGATCAATGAGCAAGAATACCAAGAACGGCTGAAGGCCTTAGTCCAATCAAGTAATCGTGCCATCGCGGATGTTGAGATTGCTCGGTGGGACATGGCCATCGACTCAGCTAAGAGCAGCATCGATACCCTGCTCGGGTTTGCGGAACAATACGCCGGTAAACAGAGTGGCATCTATAAGGCTTTGTTTGTGGCTCAGAAAGCCGTCGCCGTTGCCGAGGCCACGGTGAACACCGCAAAAGCTGTAACCAACGCACTTGCGGCGCCCTTTCCGCCGCCCATTCCGCAAACATTAGCCACCGCAGCGGCTGTTGCTGGCGGAGCTCAGATCGCCGCCATCATCGCCACCACCGTTCAAGGTCTTGCTAGTGGTGGCCGTGTCCGGGGGCCTGGTGGCGATACCGACGATAAGGCCGGTCTGTTCGCCTTGTCCAATAATGAGTTCGTGGTTAACGCTCGCGCTGCTAAAGCCAACTTGCCATTGCTTGAGGCGATGAACCGTGGTATAAATATTCGTGGCATGCTTGCGGAGGGTGGGCTTGTCAAAAATGCCAGCTCAAGTTCGGGGGTGTTGAAGGTGGCCGGAAGTCGTGAAGCTGAAACCGTTGCAAAAACAGCTGCACCCCGGTTCGACATGGCCAACATGCCGGCACCCAAGGTGGATCTTTCCGTAATCAACGTTACCTCCAAAGAACAAGCACTCGCAGCTGTGGCTTCGCAGGAAGGCACGGAGCTTATCTACAACATGATCGAAAGCGACCCCAACCGCATTCGAGCACTTATCGGATTGGAGAACTAGCGATGGCCGTTGCTTCTGGAAACTGCCGCACCCTGAATGAGTTCATGGAGGAGCTCATTACTCTGGCCACGGCCAACGGCTGGACGCTTCTTCGTGGTGCTGCATCTTTGGGTGACTCCGGCGAGTTCCCAATCAGCACCCGATACCTAAGAATTGCCTGCTCGAACCCACAGGAGGCGAGTGCCATTCGCCTATCGGGGCTGAACATTCGCGAGACAGCGGGTGGCTCCAACTTGAGCCTAAGCTCCGCTCAACTTACTGCTTCCGGCTACACTTCGGGTAACCCATCCGAGAACGTGTTGGATGGCCTGGGCACCACCTGGTGGGATGGTACGCCCACCTCCCTGGCCTATCTCTACTATGATTTTGGTTCACCACAGGTCATACGCCAGATCGGTCTTCGAGCGCCGTCACCGAGCGCAGTGAACGCTCCTCGGACCCTTGCCTTTGCTCGTTCGGATGATGGCATCAACTGGGACACCTTCTACATCGCACCCGCAGTGACGCTTTGGACGGGTGGTGAAACCAAGCTGTTTACCTTCCCCCTTGACGGCACCAGCACGGTGAGCTCCACACTGAGTGGCGGCGTTCGGCGCCCTGTGGAATTCTGGCTTCAAGGCCCCGGCTATGACGCAGATCGTCGCGTAAACCTGGGGTTCAAGACCGACTACGACCTTGTATCAAACAGCGGTCGGTTGTTGCTTAATGCCGCCACCTCCTACGACTCAACGAAGGCCTGGGTGGATATGGAAAAGGCCGTGCCTATCTGCCCCGCCCTGGTCGTTGATGCCAGCACGGAAGACCTTGACTATTGGCTCTATGTCAACAGCACTCGGATCATCGGCGTGGTCAAAAGTTCGGCTGCCGATTACGCTTCCTTCTACGCCGGCTTCCTGGCGGCTTTCGGCGAGCCCGATCAGTACCCCTTTCCGCTATACCTGGCCGGATCATCAACTGAGTCCGCGCCACTGGCCTACAATGCGACCAACCCCGCAAATGGGTGTTTCTGGGACCCGGGTAGCGCCTCGGGCAAGGTTCTTGATCAACTTGGCGTGTGGCAGGATGTGGGTAACCAGCAGTCTTCCACGGGTCAGGTACTGGACCCCTTGGGTACTGCGCCCTATCATGTATCCCCGTGGCACCACGGCGCAGCCACTTCTCTGGGCATGTTTGGCAGCTTGTCCGGGGATACCGACGGCGGCACCGGTCATTTCCTTTCCTCCA